GTTGGGTATCTTAACGAGATGCAGGCAAACAACGGCATTCAGAATTTTGTTGCCGAGGATGTCGAAGTGCTTCCGGGAACCGCTGTTGATGCCGTAATTATCAACGCAAATATCGCTCCCGTGGATTCTATTGAGAAGATATATGTAACTGTCAACGTTACAGCTAACGGCGCAACCATCACAGCCGCTTAAGGAGGTAGAAAATGGCTTTTTTACTTGAGAGAGATGCGCTTAATGGTAAATCCGGAAGCGCTTTTATTACTGTCGATGGACAGAATAAGGAATTATTCCAGATGAAGAAATTCAACTCTAATGCTGAGTTTCAGGAGTCTGATTTTAAGGTAGTTGGAACAACCCTTGTGCAGAAGAAGACCACAGGTGTTACACTTTCCGGAACCATGACAATTTATTATGGTTCTCCGATATTCATTAAGCTCCTTAATGATTATCTTAAGACCGGAAAGCTTCCGTATTTCACACTTCAGATCACAAACGACGATCCGTCAACAAGCGTGGGCAAACAGATTGTAGCTCTTTACAATTGCAAGCTCGGCAAGGTTCCTGTTGCGATGCTCGATGCGGATTCCGAGTTCCTGGAGGAAGAGGTTTCATTCAGTTACACAGGTCTTGAAGTACTTAATTACTTCAATGATCCGTCAACACTTGGTTAATAATTATCTAGCTTGGTTGAATTAAGACAAAATCTTTTTTCAACCAAGCGTTTTTTATGGGAGAAAAAATATGTCAGTATTAAAAGGATTTTTACAGCCGTCTCCGATGGAGGAGACAACAACAGTTATTATCTCGGATAGATTTAAGGGTGAAGACGGAAAACCTCTCCCTTTTAAAATCCGTAAGATTGATAACGAGACAGCCGGTGCGCTGTTAAAAAGATGCACCAAAAATGAAAAGGTGCATGGTCAGATAGTCCAGAGAACGGACAACACAAAATACACCAATATGCTTATCCTCGCTTGCGTGGTTGAGCCGAATTTCGCAGATAAAGAGATGTGCGATTTTTACAAGGTAATCAACCCGGAAGATGTTCCTGGCAGAATGCTGTCGGTCGGTGAGTTCAATCGCTTGTCGGAAGCAATCATGGACTTTAACGATTTCGACACGCCTGAGAAAATCGAGGAAGAAGCAAAAAACTGATCGAGGGCAACTTTCGGGAAGTGGTCTTGGCAAACTATATGTTTATCAATTTTGGAACACTTCCGAGCGTTGTTGCCAATATGAATGATAGGGAATTAGAGCTTTGTTGGCAGTTTGCAGAGAAGGAGATGAAGAGCCGTGGCGGTCATAAGTGAGCAATTACAGATAACTGATGCGTTTAGTTCGACTTTTCAAAAGTTTAACGAGATGGCTGATAAAATCTCCGCTTCTCTCGAACGTATCGACAAAAATTTAGATGAATATATAAAAACCAATGACAAGGCAACGCAATCCACTAAGGCACACGGAGATCAAGCCAGAAAGACAGGTGCTGACATTAGTTCCCTTGCTGGAACATTCGGAAAACTTGCGACAGCTCTTGGCGGCATGGCGGCAATCCGAGGGATTATCAATTTATCGGATGAGCTGACATTAACACAGGCTCGATTGAGTGCCGTTAATGATGGACTACAGACAAGCGCACAGCTAAATGACATGATTTTTGCGGCGGCTCAGAGTGCTAGAGGTTCTTATCTTGATATGGCTCAGAGCGTGGCATCATTAAAGGCGCAGACGGGTGATGTCTTTAAATCCACAGCCGAAGCGGTCAGATTTACGGAGCTGTTAAACAAACAGTTTGCAATTTCCGGAACGTCAACGAGTGGTATTGCATCGACCATGTATAACTTGACACAGGCACTTGCTACGGGTGTTTTACGTGGCAATGACTTACAGGTGGTTCTTTCAAACTCTCCGGCACTCGTGCAAAGGATATCGCAGTACATGGGTATCACTGTTGGGGAGCTTCGAGAGCTTGCGGCACAGGGCAAGATTACGACCGACATCGTAAAGGCGGCAATCATGAGCGCCGGAGAAGACATTGACGCTCAATTTGATAAGATGCCGATGACATTCGGTCAGGCCATGCAAAAGGTCAAGAACGTAGCGGTAAAGGGATTCCAGCCAGTAGGTCAAGCGATTGCTAATGCCATTAACAGCCCTGAGTTTGACCGAGCTATAACGGCTATTTCAAAGGGTATCCTTGTGGTAACTGTTGTCGGATTAAATGGCTTTAATGCGCTCGGAAAAGCTATCAAATTCTGTTATGACAACCTCAAAATAATAGCTCCAATACTTGGAATTATCGTCGGTGCTGTTGTTGCTTATAATACGGCTATTGCGATAAGCACGGCTATTGAAACGGCGCACGCAGCGGCCACGACTCTTATCACCGGAGCGAAGACAGCTTATTCCATGGCGGTTGCCATTGCGACAGGAAATCAGATTGCATTTAATGCGGCTCTACAGGCTTGTCCGATTGTTTGGGTGATTGATGCCATTGTGGCGGCCATTGTAGTTGTAGCGGCGCTGATTATGGTATTCCACGAGCTTGCTCAGACAGGTCACACGGTATTTGGTGACGTTGCCGGAGTTGCCCTTGGATGCTTTGGCGTTATTTCCAATGCTCTTGCTGTCCTTGCCAATGCTTTTATAACGGCGGCGGAGTTTGTTGTTAATGCTTGGAACGAGGGCATTTATAACATACAGATGGCATTTTATGAGATGGCAGTATCGGCGGCTAATACGTTTAATGCGGTTATTGGCGCTGCTGATAGTGCGGCAACAGCGATTGCAAATGCTTTTATTAGCGGACTCAATCAAGCCATTGGAGCAGTCAATCAGCTTGCCGATGCCTTAAATACCTTACCCGGATTTAACATCGGTCATGTCGGTACTTTGTCCGGCGTTAGCTCTGTTATTTCCAGCCGAATTGATGTTGGTGCAATCCAAGCTCCGACAAAAAAGGCGGCGGCTAATTTTGGCCGTTACGAGACTACATCATTCAGCGATGCTTTCCAAAGCGGTTACGAAAAGGGCGCTGCGTTTGGTGATGCTACACAAAATAATCTGCTCAGTGCTTTTGATGGAATAAAGAGTCAGATCAATGACCTTATGGGTGGTTCTAATCTTGGTGATTTAGCTTATGAGCTTGGCGATTTAGGTAGCGCAGCCGGAGGCGGTGGAACTGGTGGCGGTGGCAAAGGCAAGACCAACGTCGGAACCGTTGATAAGGTCAAGGATGTCACATTATCTGACGAGGATCTAAAGATATATAAAGACCTTGCAGAGCGCCGTTATATGGCAAATGTCGAGCTTAAGACACTTGCTCCGAATATCTCGGTATCCATCCCGGAAAGTGCCGCAAAGAACCTCACATCAGAGGACGTAGCAAACAAACTTAAAGTAATGCTGATAGAGCAGATGAATAGCCACACGGCTGTGAGCCATGCCAATTAATAAAAAGAAAGGGGATTTATGAGAGTACCAATCGGAACAGATATATATTTGAAGTTCGGGCGAAAAATCAAGATTCCCGTTAATCCAGATGAAATAAATATCACGCATCCGTCAATCAACAAGACTTTCCAGGTGTTGGATAAGGGCGAAATTGTAGTACCGATGCCTCCGGGTTTGTCGGAGGTGTCTTTTAAGAGCTTTGTTTCTAATAACGATGAACCATTCACGGATGGTTCTATCACGCCGAAAACCTTTGTAAAGACACTCAAGAGGGCAAAAGACAACAGGACTAAGGGGCGCTTAATTATCACGCGCTCCGGTCTTTTTGATACTAATATCCGATGCATAATTGAGGATTTTGATGTAATAGACAAGGGCGGTGAGCCTGATGATATTTACTATTCCATCAAGCTAAAGGAATATAGGGATTATTCGGCTCAAAGCGTGACTTTTGTTAATCAAACCGAAGACAACACGGCACAGGCAACAGCAACGGCAGAAAGGCCAATCGAAACGCCTGTGTTAAGGGTCGGAGCGCAAGTGATTGTTAACGGCCCTTTGTGTTATGATTCTGCCGGAAATCCACCGTGGGTGGCTGCAAGCGGTCTGAGCGCTACAGTAATGCGAATCGAGACCGGCCAGCTTTATCCGATCTATGTCGGCTCTGGTTGGGTACAGGAATCCGAGTTACAGATTGTGGGGTGATTGTAAATGTCATATACATTAACAGCAATCTCGCAAAAGACTAACGTCCAATTAGAGCCAGGGCCTATGGCCGGCACTCCCGGTCAGCCCATACAGGTTAATACCGATTTATCGGGATGCACTACCTCGATTGAGGTCACAACAAACCGATTTGATTCAGCGTCAAAAATGACTTTTGAAACCGTCGAGGATTCCGGGATTAAATTATCGGAAGGCTCGGCGGTTCAATTTGTAGATAACGGCACTCCAATATTTGCCGGGTTTGTTTTTACGGCGGAGCGCTCATTCGATAGCACGGTTAAGTATACCGCTTATGACCAGCTTTATTACCTCAAAGCTAAAGCGTCATATACTTTTACGAATATGACCTTGGAGCAGATAATTGCTCAGGTCGCTTCAGACTTTGGCCTTACGGTCGGCTCACTTGCATCCACGGGATACACATTTCCGTGCTTAGTCAAAGAAAATACCGAAATCCTCGGCATGATTTTTGACGCTCTCTCTCAAGTGATTGTCCAGACAGGTAAGATATTCGTTTTTTATGACAACTTTGGGAAGTTAGAGCTTAGGGAAGCAAACGAAATGCTTGTAAGGTCGCTTATCGGAAACGATAGTTTGGTGACGGATTACAAGTACACTCGTGATATTGCGAGCGAGACGTACAACCGTGTCAAGTTGGTAAGACCTAACAAAGAAACGGGGCGCATGGATGCATTTGTGCATGAGGATACGGATACTCAGAGAACATGGGGATTATTGCAATATTATGACTCTGTTGACGAGAACCTAAACGATGCGCAGATAGACGCCATGTGTCAGATGTACTTGCAATACTACAATCGTGTAGTACAGAGCGCCAAGATAACGGCGATGGGGATTCCCGGATTACGTGCCGGGAATATTATTCCGGTCAAAATAACGCAAGTTCAAGAGTTATCCATGAACCGATTACTCCTCGCGGAAAAAGTCACACATAAGTATGACGGTGGCGCTCACACGATGGATATTGAGGTCAAAAACTTCGAACAGCTCGGAGGTGAGACATGGATTTGATTGAAGTATTACAACAAATTCTGCAAAACGGCATCACCGAGCTAAAATTGACGGATTTAGTCATTGGGACGGTGGTAACAACAAGCCCTTTGACTATTCAGATAGACACACTTATGCAACCTTTGCCGGAAGAGGCTCTTATCAAAACTGAGGCAATCATCCCGAAAACTTATAGCGGAACAACCTCGGACGGGGCAACTTTTACGGTAGTCATCAATGAGGGCATACAAGCTGGAGATAAGGTTGTTATGCTCAGGTGTCAGCACGGACAGCGATTTATCGTTTTATCTAAAGTCCACTAAGGAGGGATTATGGCAACATTACCGGAAAACGTCGGTTTTAATACCGAGATAGATTATGTTTCGCAACCCTCCAAGACTTGGATGATAAATCGTCAGACTATGAGGGTTCAGGGCAACACAGATAATTTACCGTCAGTAAGACAGGCAGCGGAAATAATCCTCAGCACAACCCGTTATGCATGGCAAGTGTATACAGCAAACCTCGGAACGGAGTTAGAGAGCCTTATTGGTGAGGATTCATCATACATCGAGAGCGAGCTTCCCCGAATGGTCGAGGATGCCCTTTTGGTTGATGATCGAATCATTGAGGTCGGAAATTTCCAGCATACAACTTACGGTGACACTATGACGTGGACTTTTACTGTTGTAACTGTTTACGGAGCTTTTTCAGAGGAGTTGACAATATGATAGATTTTTCGAAATATACGGCAAAAAATATCGAAGCGGCAATGCTTGAGGAAGTTGACAGCTCTTTTGATAAAAGAGAAGGATCTTTGATCCAGACGGCAACGGCTCCGGTAGCATGGTGGCTTGAGGGATTGTATTTAACTCTTGATAAGATACAAAAGAATGCGTCTCCTTATGATGCCGTTGGAGATTCGCTGGACAACCTTGCGGCTTTAAGAGGTGTAACACGCAAGCCAGCGACTCCGGCGGTAAGACAGGGAACGTTTAACGCCGTTATTCCTGAGGGCAGCAGATTTAAGACCATTAACGGAGCAGATTCTGTTGTGTTTGATTCCGGGGATTTAATCAGCTCAAGTGGTGGAACCTATGTGTATAAGCTGACTTGTGAGACAGCCGGAACAATCGGCAACAGCTACACGGGAGCGATTCTGCCAATAACAGCTATTGCCGGACTTTCATCGGCAAGCATCGGGGATATTATCACCGAGGGTTCAGATGAGGAAAGCGACAGCGCTTTAAGGACAAGATATTTTGCAAGCTTTGATGCACTTCCTTATGGCGGAAATATTTCCGAATATCGGCAGACTATTTTGGAGATTGCCGGAGTTGGTGCGGTTCAGATTTATCCGGCTAATAACTACAACGGCGGAGGAACCGTTCTCTGTTCGATTTTAAATAGCCAATTCATGCCAGCTTCGCAGACTCTTGTTAATGCGGTACAGGTGGCTATTTGCCCGATTCCAAGCGGTAGCTCAACGCCAAGTAATGAGGGCTTCGGAGTTGCGCCGATAGGTGCAAGCGTAACAATCACAACGGGAACAGAAATGACTCTCAACATCAGCGCTGACATTACTTTTGTAAGCGGCGTTGTGGATGGTGTTGAGACTTACGGAGACGAAATAAAAGAGCAGATTGAGGACTACATTGAGTCTGTCAGAGAAGCATGGGGCAATCCCATTACGGGACATGCTATAAGTTATCCGGTGGTGATTTACGCAGCGAGATTGATTTATGCAATACTTAATGTTCCTGAAGTCGCTAACGTCTCAAATCTTAAGATCAATGGCCAGAGCGGAGATGTTACCTTGACGGAAAATAAAACGGTACAGTACGTGCCTGTAGTTGGTGAGATTACTCTAAACGAGGTGTAAGTTATGTGGTTTGATGAAACGAGCGCTAGTGAAGTGCTAATGGAACAATTGCCTACATGGTTTAAGCCGGTGCTTGAGTATATCGAATTGATGAAAGCCTACGGCATTGAGCTTGATGATCTAAATGCCAACAGTCAGCTTGTTTTTTACAATCAGTTTATCCAG